CCCTGGACAAAATATAAAATCAATCATAAGAGCAATGTCTGAGACTAAGATTGAAGTTAAAGATAAGACAGATAGCCTAACTAATGAGATATGGGCTAGATTTGGTAATATGTTCTCAAAAACGGAAATTCATGAGCAACTATTGGGCTTCAAGAAAATAGATTCAAGCTCTATTAAAAATATCAATGACTACAAAAGAATGTACAAAACAAGGCATAATTTGGTTCACATGATCATTTGCTCTAAGCTCAATAAAAAATATGGTGAGAAATCAATAAAACACTATGTTAATCAAGGCTATAAATTCTCTAGCAACTTCTATAAAGAAGTGTGTGATCTCACTCCTGATTATTTAGATATTTATGATTCCAATAAGGTTGAAATGTTTGAGGTTGTTGTTTCATCATCTTTTGAAGCAAAGGAAGCTAAATTGAGCAAATATTCACTTCTCATTCACATGCTAAAAGAATCAGGGTATTCTGTGTCCTACAAAACCTTTTTCATTTACAGTAAAGACCCATACATCAATAGAGATGAGCTCATTCAGTTTGGACTTGATGATCTCCACTTGACTGTGTTGTATGACATATGTGATAGATTCAATGATTTGCTTTCTTTAGTTCATGAGACTTCTGAGGGCTTTCAGCTTTTTCTTGAATTCAATAATTATATTGAGTCAAAAATTGAGCTAGATTATAGTAAATCTGATTACATGAGCTCTCATGAAACACTCCCTAATAAGTGCTTTCATGAAAATGACCCAATTCTTCCACAAGTTTCACAGGTTGAAATGACCACTTTCATTGATGAGATTAGTGATTTAGTAATGGATATTCATGACCCAATGATGGTCTCAGATGATTTTTCAGAGAGAAAATTCCTGGATGATATGTCATCAAAGGCGAACAAGTTTAAGTACAGAAGTGTTTTACCTCTCCCATTTTTGGACATGAAAGGAGATGATTCATCTCTGAGATCTACTGAGGATGATTTTTTAGATTGCTCCAATTTTTCTGCCAGAATGGTTGAGTCATCAGATCCAGTATTATCCCACATAGGTCATGTTTTTAGAGATCATTTCTATGAAGTTGGAAAAAAAGAAAAAATTGACAATAATGATTTTTTAACAAAAGTTCATCTTGGCCCAGAGGTTTCAAGAATCATTGCTCTTGAAGGACCAGGAAGAAAATCTTACATAGCAGCTAACTCAATAGAACATATTGAAGAACAGAAGAAACATAATGGTCTAGCCTTGTTCCCTGAAATGGATGTCAGTGATATAACTAAAATCCTTTTCCTATTATCCACAAAAAATAATTTACCAGAAACAGGGTCAGTATTAGGCAATGTAGAATCAATCAAGAATATATCTGGACCTGGGATAACTTACCTGAGATTTTGCCAAAGTATATATCGGGAAGTGAATATAAATGCTATGAGAGGTGACAGAAGACGCAATTTTCTGATGAAATCAACTGGTTATAAAGGTGTTTTCATTCTACTATTCCCAGGTCCAAAGTTGCGTTGTGGTGAATTGGTCAATCTGTGCTGGTTCAAGGTCCTCATAGATCCGGAAGTGGTGTTTGACCATGAACTGAACGACAATCATTTTTTCAAAAGGTTAAACTCATCCAAGAACGTACTACACAGTGATTGGCTTTCAGCGGATGTCCACCGACTGGAGCATTATGTTAGATGTTTTGACAAAGTGTTGATGGCTTACTCAACATACATCTCAATGAAGTCTAGACCAAATCTAAAAGATTTCATTGATAGACAAAAGAATTATAAGGCATCAAATGACCAAAAAGATCAAAATCTCTCGGATGAGTTAATGGAGAGCCTTTTTGTCAAAACCATTGATAGTGTAAGTATTATAAATCAAATGAATAAAGACGATACTAACACACTTGGAATGATCATGGCCATATATCTGGAGAATAGAAGATCAACTTCAAAGATGATCCAAAATTATAGATACTTAGTTATGACATCTGTTTCCATATGGCCCAGATACAAGGATGTTTTCGATAAGATGTCTGAGGCAATAAGATCACCACTACAACTATATCTGTTGAAGAAGGCTTTAAGCTACTATAATCAAATGAAGACTTGGAAACCTAAAGGAAATGTTTCTTTTGGTAAAGTTAGGGTTGATCCTAAAACTGGCAATATGTTTGATTCTTTTGGAGGTTCAATAATCCTCCTTCCAAGAATCTGTATAGATCCACCTCAATTTGTTGAATTCCATGAGATTTTGTGTGAAATGTATTTCACCATGCTGTTCAATAAGAACCAGGATGACCCAACTCACTCTAGTTTTCAAATTTTGGATAAAATTTTGGAGGGAGAACACAACTTCGAGCGAGTGAAAGAGGCTGGCAATCATCTGGGGTACAGGACAGATATGGATGATATAGAATTTGCCAAATTTATAATCAGAAACCCATCCTCCCACCAATTTTCAAGAAAGGCCATTGAGATAGGATCAATCTTACACCGACAACACCAGAAAGATCACCACAACTTTGAGATAAAACAATCTGCTCTAAACACTAATTTAAATAAAACACTCGATGAGTATGCAACCTTCAAATCCAGTTCTGTTTATGAGAGCTCAATCCATAGAGAGCATATATTAAGACAAAACCCCAGAAGAAAATGTATTCAAGGAGTCATGCATTTATTAGGGGAAGGAATGTTCAAGTCATTTCATGTAGTTGAGAATTTTAAGCACGAACCCACACACTATCAAGTCTTCAAAAAGAACCAAATCGGAGGGGTTAGAGAAATACTAATCTTACCAATAACCAATAGAATATGCATAAATGTCTTGGAAACACTTTCAAGAAACATTTGTGCATTTGACAATAGAGAAATTTTAACACATGGAAAGAACAAGAATGAGTCTGTTAAATCACTTTTGCTGAACTCAAAGAGGCTGTCAGGGAAAAGAGCACAAATTCATTTGACCATGGATAAGTCTAAATGGGGTCCTAGCTTTGTCCCAATACAATTTTTGTATTGCTTCACTCAATTTCAAAAAGAATTAGGCCCTCTATTCTTCTTCATAATCAACATTCTAATAAAACATCAGAACAAAACTTGCTTGCTGCCAGATAGGTTGGTGAAAGCTTGGTTCATAGATGATGGCAATGCCAAGATTCACAAGAATCCAAACTTGCAAGATGTCAAAAATAAATTCCTACTAACTAGAAATTTATCTATCCCTAATGAGTCTAACATGGGTCAAGGAATTCTTCATTTCACCTCTTCACTCATGCATCTACACATGATTTCTTTCAGAAATGAGCTGTACAGAGTGTGCTGCATTAAGCTAGGGTTTGATTCAAATGATCACTTTGATGTTCTATCATCAGATGATTCATACACTTCATTTTGTCCTGAGGTCACACGAAACAAATCCTTCCCTATGATGAAACTAAAATTATTTATGAAATGTCAGAGAGTATCAGAATTATTGTTTAATTGTAGAACCTCCACATCGAAATCAAGCATCAATCCACTGATAGGAGAGTTCAACTCACTATTCATGAGTGGCATGAATTTAGTTCCAGCAACAATTAAGTTTGCGTTGTCTTCTGTGCACATGCCAAACACTGACTCATTCCATAGAATGGTAAAGGAGTGTTATTCTTCAAGTCGGCAAATCATAGAAAATGGTGGTTCATTAGATTTATATTTACTATCACATCTTTTAAACAAAAACTATTGTGAATCTATTTATCACACATATAAATCAGGCCACAACTCTTTAAGTGATTTTGACATTAAAATAATGCCATATCATATGGGTTTTTACCCCATCTTTGATCCTTGCTTAATGATGATGTTTGGACCCGAATTTTGGAATTATTACATATATTTAGCCAAAAGAGATGGTATGACAAAGAATGAAAAGAGATTATTTAACAACTCACATAGAATGTTAGATGGGTCCCTTTTGGATTACATGGTTGAGCTGGAAGATTCTGAGTCAAACATTGGAGGCTTTTAAGAATAGAAGCTAGCACAGGCCCTATTCACCAGCTGAATAAGATGAAAGATGTTTGCGGTATGACTTCCAATGACATAAGTGAATACTTGATGAACAAC